TGGTGGAAGTAATACAGATTATGTTTTTGGGGGTAACACAGCTTATAAATTTGTTTATCATGCTTTAGATACTTTTGGTGCTACCGAACAAATAAGAGTACAAGCACATTTTATATATTTAGATTCCCCTAGTTCAACTGCTGAATTAACTTATACACCAATGATGAAAGTTCATCAATCGAGTGGAACAGTTTGTTTTGACAGTTCAACTGCACATTTAATTTTAACAGAGGTATTAGCATAATGGCAAATAATATAGAGGTAATTCAAGCAATAATGGCAATAGATTCAAACGCTAATGTAGGAGCAAGTGGCGACCCTTATGATGCAGATGCTATTACTCTTACTTGGACAAGTTCAGAAATTTCTATTGCAGATATTAAAACTAAAATGGCAGAACTACAAACTGCTTATGATAATAATGAATATCAACGAGATAGAAAACCTAATTATCCATTAATAGCAGAACAATTAGATTTATTATATCACGATATTGTAGCAGATAAACTAGACACAACAGGTGAATGGGCAAAAAAAATTAAAGCAGTTAAAGATGCAAATCCAAAAGATTAAGGAGATATAAATGTCAGAACTAAGATTAAATACAGACGGACACATAATTAAGTTTGGTGCTGATAATGATGTCTCGTTAACACACGTTGCAGATACTGGATTATTATTAAACAGTACAATGCAATTACAGTTTAATGATGCATCACAAAATATTAATGCACCAAGCGCAACTGTACTTGATATTAACGCAACTGACGAAATAGAATTAAATGCAACACTAGTAGATATAAATGCTAATGTTGAAATATCTGGAACAGCTACAACAACAGGTGTTCATACATTTTCAGCCGCTCCTGTATTCCCAGATGGTTCAATAGCAGTAGCAGATTTAGATATTGACGGAGCAACTGACATTGGAGCCGCAGTTGTTGACGCAGATTTATTTATTATAGATGATGGAGCAGGTGGAACAAACAGAAAAGTAACTGCATCAAGATTAAAAACTTATGCAGGTGGTGCGGCAGTAATGAACGACCTAACCGATGTATCAATGGATATTTCAAATTATGTTGATGGGTTATTAATTCAACCAAATTCAGATGGTTCTGCTCCGGGAACAGGAACACTTAATGGAGCAACAGGTAATATAGGAATAGGTAAAGATACTTTTGCCGCTTTAACAACTGGCGACTTTAATGTATTTTTAGGATATAATTCTGGTGCTGCTTTAACAACTGGTAGTAATAATGTTGCTATAGGAAAAGGTGCAGGTGCCGCTATAACTGAAGGTGCAACTATAGTTGCAATTGGATTAGATGCTCTTGCCGCTGAAGATACAGATAGTGATGCGGTAGCTATTGGTGCAAATGCATTAAAAGCAAATGACCAAGGTAATCACAATATAGCTATTGGTAAAGATTCTCTTAAAGCAAATGTTGCGGGAAGTAAAAATGTTGCGATAGGATGGCAAGCTGGCATGACACAAGCAAATGCTGACTCAGATGACTCTATTTTTATAGGATATAAAGCAGGAACATTAGCAAATGCAGCAAATACTGGAAGTGTTATGATTGGCAGTAGTGCAGGAGCAGCAACTACAACAGGACTTTATAATACTTTTATTGGACTTGAAGCAGGTGGAGCAAATACAACAGGAAGTCGTAATTTAGCAATTGGTTATGGGCCTTTAGATGGGCCAGATACAGAAAATGATAATATTGCCATTGGCTATAGTGCTCTAGGTGGCTCAGTAGCGGGTGGTGAATTTAATATTGCCATTGGTAATTATGCAGGAGATGCTATAACATCCGGTGACAATAATGTTGCCATAGGACATAATTCTTTAACTGCTGCAATAGCAGGTGAAAATAATACATCAATAGGCTCTGGTGCAGGTCTTGCAATGACAGGTAGTGAGGGTGTTTTTATAGGAAAAAGTGCAGGAGCAAGTGCATCATCAGGAGGAGCGGCTATTTGTATTGGGTCTTCGGCAGATGTTGCTGCTGCTACACAAGATTATGGTATTGCTATAGGATATAGTTTATCTGCTGCTGCAAGTGATTTTAGTTTTGGTAGAGCAAGTAATGTTGTAACAAATGATTATGACGCTGATGCTGATTGGTCAAGAAGTTCCGATATACGACTTAAAAGAAACATTGAAAGTACAACATTAGGATTAGATTTTATTAATGATTTAAGACCTGTTCGATTCCAATGGAAACCTTCTTATGAAGTTCCAAGAGAAATGACAACAGAATATCATAAAGAAAATCAAAAAGATTTAGATTATATATCTCATGGATTTATTGCTCAAGAAGTTAAAGAAGCTATTGATAAGCATGGAGATAAAACTTTTGGTGGATGGCATATGGATAAAGTAGATAACGAAACACAACGAGTTAAAAAAAATATGTTTGTCATGCCATTAATTAAAGCAGTACAGGAATTAACAGAAAGAGTAAAAGAATTGGAGGCTAAATAATGGCACATAGTGATGACGCAACGAAAGCATGGGTGAGTGCAACACCTACAAAAAACGCAGATGGAAATGTAATTAAGTGGAATTGTAAATACAAATATACTTTGGCAGTTTCCGGTAAAGCAGATTATGTGCATACTTTTGATAAAAATGTTACAATTGACACACCATCAAAAGCACCTGCTTCTTATACAAAAGCAGAATTATTAACACTAATGGATAAAGACCACTGGGATGATATGTTTAATAAAAAATATGCATATCATATTGCAAGTCAACCCGTAATTACTACAGATACTAGCTTTGATGTTAGTGGATTAGATTAAGGAAATAAATGTTACTAGGACACGGAGCAATAGGACAATTTGGAGTAGCTGAAGCTCTATCTGGACTTGTCGTTAATGCAGGAACAGTTGAGTTATCTTTAGGACAAGCAGCAACAGCTAGTGCTGGAACTTTAGGTATGACAGGTTCCGCCGTATTTGCTGTAACAACAGCGGGTGTTGGAACATTTAGTTTAGGAACAGAAGTTGCAACAGGTGGAGCAAATGTATCACCAACAACAGCAGGATCTATAACTGCAAGTGTAGGAGAAGAAACAGCATTTGGTGAAGCATTCCAAAACTTAATTTCATTCTCTGTAGGATCACCGGACTTCTTCTTATGGAATGAAGTTGATGATGCTGCAAGTGCAACATGGAAAAATGTCGATCCGGGATCAACAGACTAAGGATAAATTATGGCAGATGACGCAACAATAAGTATAACAGCGACTTTACTACCAGATGAGATTTCTAAATCTATTAGTGGTTCTATGACGGTAACACCGGATGACGTAAACGATAAATGGTATTATAAATTAACAGCTTGCACAGCAACAAGTACCGATTTAATTGCAGGAAATTTTTTAGATTATACAGCGGTTGATGATGACACAGCACCAACAGCAATTACAACGAGTGATAAAGTAAAATTTTTATTCATTAAAAATACAAGTAGTGCAGATGGTATTTACATTTGTTTTGATGGAGGCACTGCAGCAAACGATTTAGTTGACGGCGTATTTATTGGACCTTCACAATCATGGTTTGGACGTTTACCAAATACAACAGTTGGTAACTTACATGCTATATCATCAGATATTGGTGACGCGGGTGACGCGACAGCAAATCTAATTGTAGCAGCTTTAATAGACGACGTGGCATAGGAGATATAAATGGCATCAACTTACTCAAGTACTCTTAATCTCGAACTCCAAGCCAGCGGAGAAAACTCGGGAACATGGGGTACAATAACAAATAACAATTTAACAAAAGTAGAATCAGCCGTTAAGGGATATGTATCTGTAGCAATTGCAAGTACAACAGATTCACTAACAGCAACAGACGGTACAACAGCAGACGAACAAAGTAACGCAATCATTAAACTAACAGGTACATTAACGGGTAACACAACAGTGCAGTGTGAAGCTGTAGAGAACTGGTATATTGTTGATAATGCAGCGTCAATGAGCACCTATACTTTAGGATTTAAACCAGCAGGTGGTACAGCAACAAACTTAGTAGCAGGATCAAAACATATTGTATACTCTGATGGCTCTACAATGTTTGATGTTTTAGCTGATGCAGGTAACCTTAAAGCTAACGGAACACTAACAGTAAGTGGTAATACATCACTTGATGGTGGTACATTTGTCTTTAATGAATCAAGTGCAGACGTAGATTTTAGAATTGAAGGTAACGGCGATGCAAACTTATTCTTCAGTGATGCAGGTAATGACAGGATTGGTATTAAAACTGCTTCACCAAGTACAGAATTACACGTCGTAGGTGGAATTAAAGCTACTGGTGGAATTGATTTTGATGGTGGTGGATTTACATTTAATGATTCCGGTGCCTCAGTAGATTTTAGAGCAGAAACAAATACCTTGGCAAACGCTTTCTTTATAGATGGCTCAGCAGATAAAATTGGTTTTGGAACAAATACACCTGCAGATGCAAGTGTAGAAATAAATCAAGCAAATTCTTCTGGTGCTATCGCATGTTTATCATTAGATCAAGATGATACAGATCAAGAGTTTATTAAATTTGATGGTACAACTGCGAGTGATCAATCAGCAAGTTTAACAACGGACACAAGTGTAGGAAGCTTAACAGGACATATTAGAGTAAACATTAACGGAACAGATTTTTGGATACCATACTATGCCACTAACTAAACTACAAATAGCACCGGGTATAGATAAACAAAATACCGAATACGGTGCAGAAGGTAAATGGGTTGACTGTGATAACGTTCGCTTTCGATATGGTTTACCAGAAAAAATAGGTGGTTGGGAAAAAGTAACAAGTGATGCTCTTGTTGGTGCTACTCGTGCTATTCTTACCTATTCAGATCTTAAAGGTGTTAAGTATGCTATCTACGGCACAAACAAAAAACTCTACGCTTACTCAGAAAATAGTTATGCTGACATCACGCCTACGCGCGAGACGGGAAGCATTACACAATTCGAAACGGTTAATACTTCATCAACCGTTATTGTAACAGACGCGGACCACGGTGCGTTAATTGGTGACTTTGTTACTATATCTAGTGTCAGTGGTGCAGTAGGCGGTATAACCGCAGCTAACTTACAAGGTGAGTTTGAAATATTAACAGTACCGAGTTCTAGTACATATACTATCGAAGCTCCAGCAGCTGCAACGTCGTCCGCGACCACCGGAACAGGGACCGCTACCTATCAACTTAATACAGGAGCAGCCGTATCATTATTTGGTTATGGTTGGGGTGCAGGTACATATGGTGCATCAACATGGAATAGTTCAAGAGAAGGTCTAACTGGTGGTGAAGGTGTTTTATTACAGTCAGCAAAATGGGCACTTGATAATTGGGGTGAAGATGTATTATCATTACAATTTGATGGTGGATTATTTTATTGGGACACATCAGCAGGACTATCTAGTAACCTAGCGTCTACAACAGAAGTAACAGGATCACCGACTAAATCACGATTTATGTTAGTCTCTGGTGATGATAGACATGTTATTTGTTTTGGAACAGAAACAACAATAGGAACGACATCAACGCAAGATAATATGTTTATTCGTTGGTCTTCACAAGAAACAACAAACGAGTGGACACCGACTGCTACAAACACAGCAGGCTCACACCGACTAACAGACGGTAATCAAATACAAACGGCCGTTAGATCAAGAGGGGCGGTAATGGTATGGACAGATTCTGCTTTGTACTCAATGCAGTTTATTGGTGCACCTTTTACTTTTGGTTTTAAACAAATAGGTTCTAATTGTGGTGCTGTAGGAATACATTCTGCTGTAGATGTAAGTGGTACCTCCTTTTGGATGAGTGACGAGTCATTCTTTATGTTTGATGGTTCGGTAAAAAAAATACCTTGCAGTGTACAAGACTATGTCTTTGATGATATAAATCAAAATGCTAAACAAGATATTTTTTGTGCAGCAAATTCAGACTTTAATGAAGTCATGTGGTTCTATCCATCAAGTGGATCGGATCAAATTGATAGAGTAGTTATGTATAACTACGCAGAAAATTTATGGTATATTGGATCACTGGCAAGAAGTTCATGGGCTGACAGCGGTGTTTATCCTGTA